TAATGAGATCATCGATCGGATTGCCAATATCGCCAACGAAGGCTGCGTTGGAGCTATCCCGCGAACGTAACGATCTGATACCTGATAGAGACAAATAGAAAACATCGTTATCACCAAATTCAACCACTGATTTAGGCGCTATTGTACCAGTATTCACCAGCACTTGTATTTGCTGGTTTAAAGCTTCATCTGCATCAACAAACCAAATCTGAATTGCTTGTTCAGCAAAAACAGCGATGTTGTTAAAATAGTTGGCGATAGCTTTTAGGTCTTCAGATCCTTTTGCATTGTTGGACAAGTTGATAAAGCCAGCGCCAAGCGTTGCGTCATTCCACTCGTTAGGGTCATCAATTGCCGAGAAATGCAAAAGAGAGTCAGACAAGGCATACATTTTTGATTTTGCCGGACGAACAAAAGCGCCAGGGATATAACCGTTGATGTTGTTACTCGCCGCACCTCCATCCAAATAATTCTGGGCTGGTGGGCTAAAAGCTGTAGTTACATTACCGCTTACATTGACAACCACAACATCATTGTTCTGCCCAGCACCGCTATCGTCTGACATTATATTCACAGACGAACCAACTGAAGTTGCTTCAAAATTAGGTGCTGATGTAAACGAATTTATAGCATCTGCTATAGCGGTGGCTGTTGCGGTGTTCGATGTGTTCCAAACAACTTGCCCTTGAAATACAGAAACTCCGTTTACAGTGATGCTTGTGACTGCGTTATCAACGCCGCCAGATAGCGCGTTAATGTTTCCGACTGTATAGCCGCCTTGGGTTGTAACAGTTACGGCAAAGCCGTTTGAGGCAATGCCGTGGTCGGCAGCCGTGATAGTTACGACTCCGGCAGCGGCTGTCGCTGTGTAATTAGGCACAGAAGTAAAAGCGTTGATTGCATCTCTGACGTTCTCAGCGGATGTCGTGTTGTTGCCGGTGTGTGCGATTGTGCTTGTGTTATTCGTTATTTCAACATTGTTAACGCGAACAACGCGGATATCATCGCCTGGGTTAGCTGTTCCGCCTGTTACCTCAAATGATCCGCTTGCAGATGTGCCGCCAAGCGTCCCAGCCGTAATACTGAATTTCGCTCTTGCGCGACCATCAAACCAGTCAGTAATACGCGCACCGTTATAATAATGGTATATACGCCCATCAGCGTACTCCGCAGCGGCGTAGACCTGTCCATTGAAAAAGTCTGTCGATAAGACCTTTGTCATTGCTTCGCCTGTTGGATGAGCAAGTTGGATATAGTTCACGTTTGCCGGTGTGCCGGAAGCAAAGGTCACGGATGATGAAGGGTCACTCCCAAACGTGTATATTTGTCCCCCAGCCGCCGCTAGACCGAAAGTGTTACTTGGTAAGGCGGCAAGGCTCACAAAGGCTGGGCGCTTCTCTATCTCGCCGCCTCTGGTGATGTGCGCGTTAGTTAGGGTTACAAGCGTTCCAGGGTTGCTGGTCACGTTCATGCGTCTAGCGTCTAAGCCCGATCGAAAGTCTTCAACAAGAATGTAAGGCATACTTAGATCCTAGCAACAAGTGGTGGGCCTTTTGGACGGTACATCCCTTCTGGTTCTCCGCCTCCGATGACGAATGTGTCGGTCTTGGCAAGCCGTGCCTTTAGCCTTGAGTAATGGGCGTTAGCTTGCTGCAACTTGTTCTGAGCATCTGCTTGCTTTTGCCGAGCAGCTATTTCGGCGGCTGCGTACAAAATTATAAGCTGGTCATCTAGATCTGCTAAATCAGCCGATGCAATGAAGGGGCTTAGATTTTTAATGCCAGTTATGCGAACTTCGCCAGCGCCGCTAGATGCCACGCTGTTCGTAGAAGGAACAGGCCAAAATTCTAATTGATTGCCTTCGTAGGAATCATAGCGCCTGATCGGATAACTGGTCACGTTTCTGTCTGAGTCGTGTTGGTTTAACTCGTCTCTGCCTATGCCGTAAACCAGCTTATGCCAGACATCACCATGCTTAAACTCAACCAATTCGATGCGCTCGAAAGTTACATCTGACGGAAGATTGTAATATCGTTGGGTTGCGCTAATGCTCAGATCTCGTTTAACGCGGAGAAAAGGCCAGCTATAGTCTTCCCATAACCGGCGCTGTGTTCTCTGCAAATAGTTAACAAGAACATCTCTCATTGACCGCCCAAGGCTGGGTTGAAGGGAATGCCCTATTTCGGCGCGCAAATCCTCGATCAAAGTGCCTAAAGATGTTCCTCTAGCCATTTACTGCTCCCATGCTTCATTCTGTGGAGTGGTCGGATCATCTGCCTTAAATGAACCGTCTGCCTTTCGAGCGCGTTTGCGGATTGTCTTTTTTGGTGCTGGAACCTCAGACAATTCTTTGACGAAAACTGGATCAAGCAATGCTTCACCAATCCGTGCGTCCTTCAAGGTTTTGGGCAAATCACCATATTTTTGAAACACCTCAATGACCTTGCTGTCCTTGTAAAGGATACCAAGGCGATCTCTTTCGACATCATCTGGTGTATCCCAAGTGCCATCGATGCGAATGTTGGTAATTGCGTCATCGCCGTGCAGCGACTGCAAAATTACAATTTCTGGAATAGACACAGTGTTTTTGTGAATTACCGCTCTGGAATCCCCCCCAATTGCGATATCGACTGAACCGTATTCAATCATTTAATCCTCCAATAAAAATAGCTGGAGCAGCACGATTACTGCTCCAGCTTGTTGTTAGGCGATTTCGTAAACGCCGTGACAGTTTAGCTGCGTAGCAACCAAAGCGCCGGTTGTGGTCAAAGCACGATACATCACATATTGATCGGCTGGCCGTGCTGGGCTATGCCGCTTCATCTTCTCGCCGTCCATGTAGTACATGCAAAGCTTTGAAGAATCGATGATGTAGCAACGCTTGTCAGGGTTCTGAGAAGTGATTGACAGATCATCGAGTGTTGGATCGTACTGGAAGGTCAGACCGTTATATGTGATCTCACCCATCGCAATGTTCTGGCCGCGTGAGAAGCCTGTTTGCGAGTAGTTACCATTGCGGCGGAGTTCGTCAGCAAGGCGATCGAGGAAAGCTGATCCACAAACCGCAATATCTGGGCGGCCACCAAAACGCTTCAATTGGCGCATTTCAGTGTGAAGCTTTTCGATCAGTTCTTGACCAGTTGCTGTTGTCGCAATTGCCACATCTGCACGGTTCTGCCACCAAGTGTTGGTTGCGTTAGACAAGCCGCCAGTTGTTCCTGTTCCTGGAACATCCTTAATCAGTGTCTGAATACCCGCAATCGCATCAGGGTCAGCCGTTCCATCGCCGTACAAAAATGTGTTCATACCGCGTGAATAGCCTTCCATCATGTCATCTAGCTTGTCTTGCAACAAGTTAACCAACACAGTCTGGTCACGACCAGAATGGTTTGATGTTCCGGCTCCGTTCAAACTATCGGTGACACTGATACCGTCTTTCTTCAGTTCGGTAAGTGTCAACGAAATGCCTGAGTGATGCTCTTTCCAAGCATAGTTGGCACGTTTGATGTTGGCTGGGTTTGCGTAGGTCACAGTCGCATTGTGAGTGTAACCATCAACAGTTGTTGTGTAGTCGCCTTTGACTGCGACTGATACTTCGCCTTTTCCACCTGGGAAAGTCTTTGCTTTGCCGTCCATAGCACTAAGCAGAGGCTTATCCGCGAGTGTCTGGCTTAGTACCTTGCCTTTTTCTATGTAATAGTCCAAGGCTGCGTTGGCAATATTGGCCAACTCTGCACTAGTAAATGCCATTCTCTTCTTCCTCTCGGGTTAAGCGGAACTAGAAAGAGCGTTTTGCACAGCTTCCATAAGGCTGTTTGGCTCTGCGTGTGGGGTTCCGCCCAATTTACCACCGGATGCCGACCTGATTGGCTTCTTATTACCGACCCTAGCTTGGGTTCTGCGGTTCACTTCCTCGTAAGCCTGCTTGGCTATGCCTAGCGCCTCATCTGGCGAAAGTGGACTTGCATTACCCGCCGCACGGCGGTCAGACATAATAACCTTAACTCGATCATCCAACTCATCTGCTTTGAGGTCATAGTCAGGATCGCTCGATCTGATCTTTTGCTCCCAAGCCACAACAGCGTTAACTGTTTGGTTTTGAGCTTGCTGAAGATTTGATCTATTGATTTGCTCTTGCGTTATCGCTTCCCGCGAACCAATACGCTGGTTTTCCGCCCTTAATCTGGCGATCTCCGCTGCGTCACTTTCATCAATATAGCCATCATCAACACGTTGCTGTACGTCTTGCGGCAAAGTCTGCCCAGTTGCGACTGAAAGGTTGTCTAGGTAAGGCTGTAAAGCTTTAGCAGCTTCCAATGGGTTGTTTTTCATCAGAGACATAATCTCAAACCCTTTGGCGGCTTCCTCCGGCGATAAACCTTCCCTTTGTAGATAACCTGTTATTTGGTCGTACTGTTCTGCCTTTGGTCGCAGTTCGTTTCGCTCATTGATAAGCTTCTTGAACCGAGGGTGCTTGTTGAACGGAACATCATCAAAAGACTCACTTGCGGCAAGATCGCCGCTGTCTTCGTCATCATGTTCTAGATCATCGTCATCCTCTTCTGACTCTTCCTCATGCGGTTGCGAATCCGCTTCCTCGTTCTGCTCTTCCGGCTGCAACGTATCTTGTACGACAGCCAGCAAATCAGCCTCAGTTTCGCTCTCTACGGCGCTAGACGACTGCGCTTCTTCGTCTTGTTCTTCAACAGGAGCATCAGACGCTAGCCCCTCTTCGATCTCATTGATCATGTTTATCGTCCTTTGTTTGTAGATCATTATATACTTTTTTGATCGTATGTTTCAACAGTGCCGCCAAAATTACCGGTTCCCCATCGGTGGCAGCGATCCAGATGGTAATTGTTGAGGCGCATTAGCAGCGCCGCCAGCTTGCGGCCCCTGCATTGCTGGATCACCAGTTCCTTGTCCTTGCATCTGGTTCATAGACACAATCGATGGAATCTGATCGGCAATGGCCTCATTTATCTCAAGCTTGTCGTCAAGGCGCTTGAGCAGTTCTTTTGCTAGCCAAACTGGATTGATGCCAGGTATTTGCAGCAAGAACGGCATGATGCGCTCGATGTTGGCAAGTTCTGCGGCACGGTTCGGCTTGCCAGTTGAACCAGCCTCGATCTCCAAGAAAACTTCTTCTTGGACGGTGTCTCTTGACATTTCAGGCCACACGGCCCCAGGCCCAACAATCTTCTTTACCTCATCAATAGACAACTCAAGCAACATAACTTGGCCAGCCGCTCTAGCGATTTCGCTCATAAAACTATCTAATTCGTCAACATTTGCGCCCATCGATGACATCCGAGCAGACTCAGCGATGCTTGTCTCTGTTGCTGTCGCCTTCGATACTCCGCCGAATTGCGCCTCTTGAGCGCCAACAACTAGCTGGATGTCATCAAAAATGGTCTTAACTTCATAAAGGTTGGGGTCAATACCAATTTGTTTGATTGGCTGGATTACATCGCCAACAGTCTGGCCAGCCGCCATAGCTTGCAGTTCGATGATGGCGTTGGCTGGATGGGTCGCAAGCTTGTCTTTATCCGCTTCCTCCAAGACACCAGCCGGTGCTGCATATTTAGGCCGATTAGCACGGCGATGCTCTCGCAGACCTTGTCTGGCTCGATTGTATTCGTGCTGCATCGGGATAAGCAGGCTAATGTCTGACGGCGGGTAAAGGTGGTCTTTATGCTCGATCTCATTAAAGACCAGCGTGAATATTGGCCAAAATGTCTCCACTTTTACATCTGGAGCCATTGGCTCACGCAGAAAGTCATCGTGTCCATCAGCTATGCAGTATTGGACACCGGCTTTCCGGTCATAGTATTCCCAAATCAGAACCAGACCTTCTTTAGCGGCTTCAGAGTCAATATCGTCATAGCTGCTACGGTTTTGGTACTGATCTTCTGGCCCCATCAAACGGCCTTTGATGTCATACTGACGATATTTATCCTTTAGATCGACATCGTATATCTCCTTGACTTCATCAGGAGTGAGATACATTTCATGGGCAACCCAACTTGCGCCAACAAATCCACGCATCTGCCGTGTCATTGGATCAACAATAATGCTGTTGGACTCAGGGAAATCAAAGACAAGACCTTCCCTGACGGTAATCATAGGCGCGTCCATCAATGACTTTAGAGACAGCATTAACTCTTCCATCTCAGCGTCATCTCGATCGATCTCGCCTTTCGACACTTCTTCAGTCAGTCTACGGATATGGTCAATCTGTGCTTGGATATCAGCAATCTTTGCCGCCACATCTGGGCTTCTGTCCATTTCGCGCTGGAATCCAACCTTCACAAAACCAATTCCGGTTGTGACAACGCGCCGGACAAGAGCCTTCATTTGCGCTTTGAAGTTCGGCTGTTGCTCCGCCATGTAATAGTCAAACAAAGTTTCGAGGGTTCTCGACACATTATCTAGCATTTTGCGGTGCGATTGACCTTTTTCGTAATCCATAATAATGGCTTGAGCGTCAAGAGGTATTGGCGCTCCAATCTTCTGAGCAGACGCAGACGCTTGATACGCCTCCTTCAAAGTGTCCTCATCGCCATCCCAGATCTCATAGTCCATGCGGCTGCGCCGCTTGGCAGAAGCTTTTGGGTTTTTAGCGTACAAAGACGCAGTGCGTTGTTGCACATGCCGTTGAAGGATATTTGCCACATACTGGTCTTTTGACCATGCGGTATCATCAAAACCATTTAATGCTGCGTCCATGTCACGGCGCATTTGCTTAAAAGGATCCTCATGAAACTTTTTCGCGTTTTTAATGTTTGCAGTCAGGTTGTTGACAAGCGCCTTGCGTCTTTGCTCTGGCTCTTTTTTTTCGACTTCTTCAGTCGCAACAATCAACATTTCATCGTGTGCCATTAGAATCCTCCAGTTGCACTTAGCAGCCGTTCTTGTTTACGTCTTTTGTCAGAATCCCACTTTACCCATGCAAGGGTTCCTGTCTTGGGGGTTTCGTCTTTGGTATTTACCGGCCCACCAGGTGACGCAAGCCTGTCTAATCCCATTCCAACCCATGCTAGTGTATCAACAAAATCATCGTGGCGGGAGTTAGGAAATTTAAGCAGTTCGTCAACAGCCTTTTGCGTCCAAACAGAGTTTTTTGGCAAAAACACTTTTTTCATCGCCATTCTGCCCAAAATTGACTGCGCTCTTTGAACCTTGTTTGCTACTGGTGTGACCTCATGTATCGAACAATAGACGCGCTCTTCGGCCATTCTCTTACGCAAAAACGGCCCAATCGCTTTACTGATGTGGCCTTTCTCAGCCCACCACAACAATGGTTTGTGCTTGCGAATAAGGTTTAGCATCGCGTCAACGCATTTGTCGGCGCTCTGTTTCTCCCACCAGCAATCAATCAGGTATATGTCATCGTTCTTGTCCACGCCTACAACCAGCAAACAAGTTGCGTCATTCCGTGTCTTGTCAGTACCTACTGCATGGTCGGAGGCTGCATATATCTTTAGATCCTCTGGCAGTTCTTTTTTGTTATAGAACATCACGTTTTCACGCTGAAAGAGATCCCCATCTTCTGGCGTTGGGCGACCTTGATACAATGCGCTAAACCCTCGGCTATCGAGGCGGCGCTGCGCCGTCATAAACTCCATGTCAAACCGCTCTGGCCATAACAATTCGCCTTCTTTGCGGCCAAGGGGGTCATCCTCTTCAGCCAACGCCGGAAGGTTGATAATCTTCCATTTGGCCGCCTCTTCTGCGGAATAATGTGGGTTTGTGGGGTCTGTCAAACGGCCAACCAGATCATCTTCGTGCCACCGTGTCTGGACAATTACAATCGATGCCGAGGCAGTCATCAGTCGTGTCATTAACACCTGAGTAAACCAATTCCATAGCTGCTCTCTTAATGTTGGACTGCCAGCTTCCATAGAATCTTTGATTGGGTCATCGAGAATAACAAAATCGCCACCACGGCCAGTGATCGAGCCACCACGGCCAACAAATACAGCCATGCCGCCAGCATTTGTCTGTATCCGAGACTTTGACGCGCCGCCTTTACGGAATCCCGATGTAGGAAACACGTTCTTGTACTGAGGCAAAGACATTATGTTCCGGCAGTCTGCTCCGAAATCCTTGCCAAAGTCTTCGTTGTATGTGGCGAAAATGACGCTGCGATATGGATCTTTGCCCATTAGCCAAGGAATAAACCGCCGTGATATCAACTCAGATTTTCCGTGTCTTGGCGGCATACAAACAATAAGGCGCGGAATATGCCCCTTTTCTACCTTCTCAAGAACTTTTGCCAAAGCCCTGTGGTGCTTTGCGTCCTTAAACATAGACAGTTCGATGTTCTCTGGGTCTTCCGCTTCCGGCATGGTGAACTTCACAAACTTCAGAAAGTCCTCCCTGCCCTCGATCGCCAGCTTCTGCCTCTTGGCAGCGCCAATCCGCTTCTCAAGGTCAGTTAATTGTTTTTGCTTAGTGTCCATCAATCAGCCAACTCATATGCTAGATCACGCGCTTCATCGTTCCGGCGGAGCCACCCTTTGCCAAATTTGTCAAAATGCGGCAGCGAGTGATAATAGCTGGAGCGGTTTTCATGCATCAGGTAGATGTAATTCTTTAACTCATCATCGTGTATTTGCGATAACGTGTATGGCCCAATGACTCCGTCGATCTCTTCTCTCGACATTGCAAGCGCGTTTTGAAGGCAATATCCAGATCTAGCAACACCGCCGTTTACCGCCCAATCAAAGCAGAAAACATCTACGCCGGACGGCAATTCTTCACCTTTAATAGGCTTCCAGTAGTTAGTTAAATATATTTCTTCTGCCCTCTCGATAGGCATGTTCCGCATCGTGTCTTCATTAGCGTCAGCGCCGTAATAATCGTCATAAACGCGCTTGGTAATGCCAAACATTGTCATGCCGCCTGGATCTTCCTTAAAATTGGCAAATCCACCTTCGTGGCCTAACACAAACTCAAGCGCATATTCAAAATTACCCATGCTCATCTTGCTGCCACCTTTTTAACCTTTTCATATGAACGGCTGGCGGTTAAGCCAAGCATTCCAAGCAAAATTGGCATAAGTGCATCTGTCTCCAAAACTGGCAGATCGGGCAACTCGTAATGCATGACTGTTAGAACAAAAACTGCAAAAGGCTGGATTAAGTACGTCCAAGCAAGGACAATCACAATCAGCCAGCCGGTGGCTGGACGCCAGCCGCCCTTGAAAACGCTAGCTGAAGCGGCCTCGGCTTTATTTATTTCCAATTGCCCCATTGCGTTTTCATGCGCCTGCCTAGTGGCAAGTGTGGCAATCTCATGGCTCAACCTAGCGCGTTCATCTGCATCAGGTATCACCTTATCCAGTAACGAACTTACCGGAGCAATTAATGCTTCTATCATGTTGACAGTCTCCCCTTTGGTAGCGGCTGGCATTTCCAGCTGATAGGCCGATAGCCCCGCATGTATTCGTGTACCTTCTGGCTCATCTCAAATACTCTGTTCTCACATTGACGCAATTCTGGGTATGGCCCCAATTGATCTTCTAGTTGGATGCAGTTTGACGGATTCATTAACTGGCAAACTAAGATGATCGCTTGGTATGTCATTTTTTCATTGCCAGACTAGAGACACCCATAAAACCAACAACCACACCGCCTCCGGTCAGATAAAACAGATTGCTGATGTCGCTGAGTGCTTTGACTCGTTCCAGTGGTACAAAAAACATAGCGACAGTAAAAAGACCCATGCTTACTAACGTGTATCGAGCCATCCGCAATTGCGCTAAATGCTTTCTTTTAGTGTCTTCACTTTCCGCAATAGCTGTCGCCATAGCCAACTCGTGGTCACTAACGCAGCCATCCGAGTCCAAATCATATTTGGCGTACTCGCTGTTTTGCTCGAAAGTCTTATTAGCGGTCATGGCGTTTGCTCCGCCACGGATTGATCCCAACTTTTGCTTTCAGCATCAATTCCGAAAAAATCGGCAGGCGGAACACGTTTCGTGACAGCCGTGATAGAGTCAGCCGCAACGAACAGCACTTTGCGAATATCGATAGCGACAAGCGCAAATATATCCATCTCGCCTTTTGCGTACAGCTTTTTGCCGCTGCTTCCATGAGAAGTGCGAAACTCGTAAGAAGGCTTTCTGGCTCTATTTGTCGAATTTTCTCGGCTAGTTGATTTAACTTGAACCCGATACATTTTTTCGTTTGCTGTAACCAATAAATCATATTTTTTTCCTGCAATTATAGTTACGTCAAAACCCATTTGTTCTAAGACGGCAGCCGCTAGATATTCTCCGATCCGTCCAATTTGCAGCGCGTCATTCAATTAAAGACTCATCAAAACTTTTACATAAATCGCGATTGCAACGACTGCTAAGACAAGCGCACCGGTAATAATAAGAAACGTGATCATCTGATCCCGCTTGTGCTGCGCCAACTTCAACGCCTTTTGCTGCCGCGCTCTTTCCTCTGCTATGACTTGTTGAAGCCGCTCCCATTGACCAGGCGAACCATAAAGCTGGAACAGGCTTCTCATTTCATCTCTTAATCGCTTTACCTCTTCTTGCTTAAAGTGCTTTTCAATTGCGTTTGCCTCAACAACACCTAATTTAGAGAATATGCCTGCCTTCTTTGTGCTTGCGCCGTGCGACAGATCTGCTTCAGCTTTTGCGTATTTTGTTATTTGTCCTGACAAAGATGACAGATCCCGCCCAGCTTTGATCGCAGACGATATGGCTCCGGCTGCGCTGGTAATCGCAGCATATGCTGTCATCGGGTCAATCAATATCCTTATCCGTTTTGATTGATTTGTATATCCTTATAATCAACAGTATTATCGCCAAAAAAGCAGCGACAGCCGAAAACCAACTTTCCAATTGGGTTACCCACATAGGCGCAGTAACGCCTGCAACTATGTAAGCGCCATCTATTTTGATATCGTTTGTCGGCACTGTCATAGCTCTCTCAAATTACGTCTTTGGATTAGCAGCCATGGTTATGCAGTATAGGCATTACCAGCAGTAATAGCCGCATTAGCCGCAGTCATATCCTCAGAACCCCAGAACTCTTTAGCAACCATAATCTCAAGAT